CGATGGGGATACAACAAAGAATGTGCAAGGGGCGATTGATGAGGTTGCAACACCCACATTTACCGAGGCATCAACAAGGTCAAACATCAACAGCGGTGAAACCATTTCAACACTTTTTGGAAAGATAAAGAAGTGGTTTACAGATTTACCGAGTATGTTCGTGAGTAAGTCAGACGGTGGTACTTTTTGGGGAAATGTTACCATAGACAAACAAGACGGTTCAACAACTGCTATAGGGCAAAGTGAGTTAATTCTTGGAAATAATATTGTTGAAGGAACAGCTAAAAATTCAAAAGGTGTATTACAAATATATGGAAAAGGTGCATATAGAGGAAACATAGGTGCTACCAATCTTACAGCTAACAGAGATTTTGAATTACCTAATAAATCTGGAACATTTGCTTTGACAAGTGACATACCCGATGAGGGCGCAAAAAATTATACCTATACTCAAGACACAAATAAAACAATATTAAATTCTCGTATAGGAGAAGGCTCAAAAATTATAGTTAATAAAATTAATAAAGTTTTGGCATTTAATATAACTTTATTCACTATTGATTTAACAGGACTAAACGATTGGGATTACATCACAATATTTACTTTACCACTTGATGTAAGACCTCTTTTGGCAGAAATAGTAGTAAAAGGTTTTTATACAAACAAAAACTTTGCTATTAGAATACAAAATAATGGTGAAATCTCAATGCAAATTTTGGGAGATGGAGTCGCAATTCCTACAACAGAAGGATATGTATTCATAAATTTATGTGGTATTTCAACAAATTAATGAGGATAGTAAAATGAAACAATCCATAGTGGCGGAATAGGTAGACGCTAAGGGCAAGAGCCACAGTCAGTAGACTATTGGGAGAACAGCAGAGATAATTTCAAAAGCAGTAACAAGGAAATATACTAACTTGTTGTATTAGTTTTGGGGTGGTTCATGTTGAGTGCAAATCTCAACCTATGGATATTATAGAAAGGGGAAACAAATGAAACAATCAGAATTTTTAAATATGCTTGAAACGGCATATAGCGTGAAAAATTACTACAACAATCATTATCCTAACAATCTTGGGTATCATCATTCAGACGGTTCTTACTCGTTTGACTGTTGGAATCTGATAAAGGTAATCCTTGCAGGCTGGAATCCGAGTATTCCTGTTGACAGTTTCACAAAACCGACAATAACAGGCGATATTGACGGAAGAACACTTTTAAGTAAGTGCCACGATAAGTCAAAGGATTTCTCAAAACTTGCAACCTATCCCGAGGGAACATATCTCTATCTTGCAACTTCTCCTCATAGCGGAATATATGTAGGGGATAGAGTTGTCAACGGCAAGACCGTGAATGTAATCGAGTGTACCAAAGGATGGGGAAGCAATGGAGTTGTTTACTCTTATGTTGATAGTAAGGGTGGCAGATACAATTACAAGGGCGGTTCAAAGTGCTATTCTTGGACGGATTTCGGACTTCTCCCTTGGGTAGACTATGAGACTAAATCAGAGGACATCGTGATTGTTCCCGAACCCGAAGAGAACACGACTATGTATACCTCTTATACCGTCAAAAAGGGAGACACGCTTTCCACAATAGCGAAGAAGTACAACACAACGGTTGAAGCTATAATGCAGGCTAATCCGTCTATCATAAATCCGAATAAAATATATGTCGGACAGAGTATCCTCATTCCTGTACCGACACAGCAGATTTCGACAAGTGCCGTTGCAGGAGAAAAGGTATACCATACTGTTCAGCGTGGGGAGACACTATCGGGCATTGCGAAGAAATACGGCACTAACTACTTGAAGTTGGCAACTTTGAACGGCATAGTAAATCCGAATAGAATCTATGTCGGGCAGAAAATAAGAGTGAGGTAAAGTGATGAATCCCGAGTTTACTGATACATTCGTTATCGAAACAAAAACTTCCCTTGCTAACCACGAGACGAGGATTACCACTATCGAGGAGACCGTTAAGGACATCAAAGACCTTACCTTATCCGTCCGTGAGATAGCCCTAAATCAAAAGGCTATGGACGAGAAGATTGACGGACTTACCACACAGGTTAAAGAGGTTGTTGACACGCCTAAAAAGAACTGGATAACTGTACGAACGGCAATCCTGTCAAGTGTAGGTGGAGCTATAGGCACTGGAATAATAGCCTTACTTGTGAATTTTTTAAAGTGATTTAATCAGCCACTTTCCCCGTAATATGCCCTGCAAATCATATTATAGGAGGTAATCTCTCCTTTGAGGGTGTGGCTGTTTTAAATAGGCGTAGACGGTCAAATCAAGGTTCAACTCCTTGACTATGCCTTATTATATTTTTAGGAGGTGTAACTTATGAAGATTTTTAGCGATAAGGTGTTTAATGCTTTGAAATGGTTGGCGATGGTGGCTCTGCCTGCACTTGCCGTATTCGTGAGGGCGTTTTTCCCGATATGGAACATCCCTTACGGAGAGCAGATTTCCGAGAGCATCGTGGTAATCAATGCGTTGCTTGGTGCATTGCTCGGGATATCCACTATTGGATATAATCGGTCGCTTAAGAGTTGACAACGAAAAGGCTTTTTTGATAAAATCGGAATAGTAAATCATCAATGTTCATTTTTCTCACTTACAAATGCCCTGCTCTCCCCCGTGCAGGGCGTTTGTTATAAGCCCAAGAAAGGCGGTTGATTATGTCTGACGATAAAATACCCTACATAGTATTTGAGGGGGCTTCTACGAGGCTTGAACGCACGATAAGGAGGCTCTGGATATTAGCGATTATCCTTATTGTTCTCTTTGTTGGTAGTAATGCCCTTTGGATTTATTATGAAAGCCAGTTTGAGGATTCAGTTAAAATCGAGCAGGAAGCCGAATGGGATGATGAAAGCAATGTTATCTTTAACGGCACAGGTAATGTAAATTATGGCGAAAGCGAAACAGACGATAACAATAACACGCAGACGGAAAACAGGCGGTAACAGTGGGTATGTGAAGTGCAACATGTGCCACGGAACAGGACGAATTAAGAAGAAAAAGAAATGATTGAATATACTAATTCCACTATCCGAGAAGCGATTAACGAACATATACATTCACAGGTTGATAGGGATGTGCTTTGCGCAAGGCTTATTGACGGCTTGACCTATGAAAAACTTTCAGAAAAATTCGATATATCGGTATCGCAGATAAAACGCAAAATCTACAAAGGCGAAGATATAATATTCAAACACTTAAAATGATACAGAAATGATACTTAAATGACCTCGTAAATACGAGGTTATTTTTTTATGCTTAAATTATGGAAATCAACGAAAAAATCAATAATTACATAGACAGATTACATCGATGCGGATTTAGCTTAAGCGAAGCCACACGGACAGCCCACGATATGCTAAAGAACTTTGGATATAACGGGCTTGATGAATATGTAAAGTCATTGGAGGTTGATGTATATGTGGATAGTTTACAATCCGAATCCTGCATCAATGCGTAAAGTTGGAGATTGCGCCGTCAGAGCAATATCAAAGGCGTTAGACATCGATTGGGAAACAGCCTATATCAAGCTTGCAACAAATGGACTTGCAATGGGCGATATGCCTAATGCCAATAATGTAATCGCATCCGTATTAAGGCAGAACGGCTTTAAAAGAATGGATATTCCTGCGGATTGCCCCGATTGCTACACCGTGGATGACTTTGCAAACGAGCATCCGCATGGCACTTATGTAGCAGGTACAGGCATCCATGTGGTTTGCATAAAGGATGGCGATTACTATGACTCTTGGGATAGTGGAGATGAGGTAATTGCTTATGTTTGGAAAAAGGAGGATTAACAATGGCTTTAAATTCTATGTTCCCTATGGGCTATCAGCCCACTTATTACCCGAATTATCCTGCACAAAATGCACAGCCCTCAAATGGGATTATATGGGTGCAAGGCTTGGCAGGGGCTAAGTCTTACCTTGTATCGCCTAATACCACAGTACAGTTGTGGGATAGCGAATCACAGACCATTTACTTAAAATCGGCAGATGCATCGGGTATGCCGACTATGAAAATACTTGACTATACGATAAGGGAGCAGGAAAGCCCGAATTTGCCCCTACAAGCCCCTCAAACGGAACAGGCGATAGAATATGCCACCAAGGATGATTTGACCGCCTTAAAGGGCGAAATAATCAAAATGGTAAGGGAGGAACTAAAGGCATGAATCCTTTATACGAGATGATGGCTAAAAAGAGCCAACCTAATATTATTCAGCAATTTAATCAGTTTCGGCAGAATTTCAGAGGAAACCCACAACAGCAGGTACAGAATCTGCTTAATTCGGGCAAGATAACCCAACAGCAATATGACGAGGCTGTAAAAAAGGCTAATCAGCTCAAATCTTTGCTTAATCTATGATATCTATGGTGCGCACCTTGATATAAACAATTTAACAGGAGGAAAAAAATTATGGCATTAACAGACGAGAACAATGGTTTCTATATGCCTGTTGCGCCTGCTTATGGCGGTGGTAACGGCTTTGGAAATGGTTTCGGAGGCGACGGATGGTGGGTTCTGCTTTTATTCCTGCTCGTTGGAAACAACGGATGGGGCGGTTTCGGAGGCTTTGGAGGAAATCAGCTTGGCTATGACTTCCCTTGGCTTATGAACGGACAGCAGAATATCAACGCTAACACCAACGGAGGATTCCGTGATGCGATGCTTAACGATGGCATTACATCAATCCGTGATGGCATTGCAGGGCTTTCTACACAGCTTTGCGATTGTTGCGGAAATATGCAGATGGCTCTTGCTAACGGCTTCGCAGGAGTTGAACAGGGAGCTAATGCAAGACAGGTGGCAAATATGCAGACCGCTTTCGGCATTCAGAGTCAGATTGCGCAGAATGGTAGCGATAACCGCCTTGGTATTGCAGACCTTAAGTACACTGTCGCAACCGAGAATTGTGCCGACAGACAGGCACTTAACGAGGGCGTAAGAGATATCCTTGCAAATCAGACAGCAGGTATTCAGCGCATCCTTGATAAGCTTTGCGACCAGGAGTTACAGGCAGAGCGTAGAGATAACGCAAATCTCCGTTCCGAGCTTATGTATGCAAGAGGACAGGCATCGCAGATTGAGCAGACCGCACAGATTAAGGCAGGACAGCAGAATACAGCAAATCAGCTCATTAACGAGCTTAGAAGTTGCCCTATCCCTGCACAGCCTGTTTATGGTAGTCAGCCTATCTTTACTTGTGGCGGTAATACTTACGGATGCGGATGTGGAGCATAAGGAGGTAAGTCATGGCAGAATATTTAACAAGAGATTTTGTTGAAAACATACCATTAAATTCAGCAATACCCTTTCTTGATTCTATTCCTTGCAACAAAGGTTATGTGTACCACCAAAGCGGTACGGGAATATTTGTTATCAGAGGAATTGTTAACAACCCCTGCGCTTGCTTCGCAAGGTATAACATTGAGTTTACTGGAAACATATCC